CAGCATCACCGTCAACAGATTGGAATCCAATTCTGTCAGTAACACCACCAAGAATAGCGGTGTCAGTGATTGCGAATCCTGCAAAAAAGTCAGTCTGGTCTACGTCATTAATAGACGCTTTAAGACGGAAGTATACCCAATTACCAGCGTCCAATTTTATGGACTCTCCCAGTAACTGGTATGAACCACCGTCATCTTCATTTGCGGCACAGGTAATTGTACTTGCGCCACGCTCAACATTTGCGGCAGCCCATTCTGTAGTCCCAGAGCCAGCTTCTACAACTGTGGTAGTCCAGCCTGCTGGGTCACTTCCTGATGCTCCAGCATCTTCTGGCTTGAAGTCAAAAAATCGTACATTGTCCCCAATCGCATTAATGATTCGGTGACGATGTGTCTGGTAGAACAGCAATGCGCCATTCTTATATTCTGAATGCAATGAACTTGCCATCTCAGCCTCCTAGCTGCGCTCTTACGAGCGATGGTTACTTTGTCCTAACTTTCTTTTTCTTTCGATGACGCTGACTGAAGCGAAAAGGAATCTGTTCGGGCAGTTCTCTAATCGCCTCAGTCATCATCACGCCACGTAGTTTACCAGTATGCCTGCAATGCGTTGACAGCGTAGCTGCACAAGCGGCACTACCACATAAAGGGCAAACTACTGACGAATCAATAATCATTAGCTAATCGCTGCCGCAGGTGGGTCTTGTGGGTACTTCGGCCCAAGCAGAACAGTTACGATAGCTCCGTCACATGGGTCGTTAGCAGACTCTGTCGCCTTCAGCCGTACAAACTTGTCTGTACCACTAAGCTCGTCTGCTCGTACCCAAATCTTGTATCCCTGATTCGCACCAGCGGTGGTCGTGAAACCAGAGCTTGTGGCTGCTGTTCTGCTACCCCAAGTATTTCCGCTAGTCATTGCTTGATAGTCAAATGCGATGGCAGTTGCTGTAGTAGGAGTAACATCATCACAAGATTCAACCGTGATAACCGCAGTTCCAGTACCGCCAGCCGATTTGTCTATAAGCCAAAGGCACTCTGTCCAGCCATCCATGTTCACGATGTCTGTAGTCGGCGTACCATTGAAAATATCCTCATGCGCTGTAATCGTATTGTGTACGAAATTTACAACTGCTGCTTCTGAATAAGCCATGTCAAAATCCTCCTAATCTTTAAATTCCTATGACCTTGTAGCCAGAGCAACTGCTGGTGAAACAGTGTTGCTACCGTTGCGTGGGGTCAATGCTGAGTCTAGCCACATTCGTCCATCTAATCTCTCAGAAAACAGGAATACGGTTTCTTGAGTAGTGAATCGAACATGAGGTGAAGCAGATGTCGTAAGAGCTTGCCTGTCACCAATGATGTAGTAGGACAAGTCCACAAACATAATGTCACCAACAGTTCCGAGAGTCTGAGCCTTCTCGGTGAATATGATTGGACGGCCATAGATGCTGTTAGGTGGGCCACCAGCCATGTTGGATACCCATACTGGGCCACCACCAGTACCGACTGCCTGTGAGAGCGCAGCAAGTTGTGGGAAGGTGTCTGGGTGAGCTAACCATACTGAGTTAGAAAGAGATGATGGCAGCATTCTGCTATACATCTTGTCGAGGTTTTCCTTGACGATAGTAGTAGCAGCCTGACCAGTCTCCTTAGATACAGATACAAGACAGTCAGAGTTAAGAATACCCTGCGGCTGACCAGCACCTGTTCCATTGATAAAAGCCACATCTTCAAAGTAGCTGATTGCCTGACCGAATAATCGGGAAAGCATTGTGTCTACTGCGATAGCTGAGTCTTGTACCAATTCGTTACTGACTACTGTGTAGCCAGTGAGTTTGTGAGCATCTAACCTAACCTGACCAAATGCTGGCTGATTGGTTGAGCTACTAATGTCCTCACCCTCAGAACCCCAAGATGCAGAAACTCCACCAAACAAATTGCTTGCGTGGCTCGTGTCCCTGATTGCTGGAATCCTAAGCGTTGAAGATGCCATTGGGATAGTGAAGGCTCGTGGCCTAATCACAGATGCCTCAATAGGAATCTGCATAAGGTCTGGTCGAAATTCTTCTGGGACGAGGAAACCACCAGCATCACCAAAGTTTTCACCAAGGTTACGAGTCTCAACAAGTCGAGAATCAATACCTCTGCCGTTTCCAGCTTCCCATACCTTCTGGAAGAACTCGCCACGGGACTTAAACTTCCCGTCCTCAGAAGCTCCAACAGCTTCTGGATTGTAGTCAGCAGCATCTGGAAGCCTCTTAGCCCCACTTCTGCTGAGTACATCGGAGACCGCAGCTTTCACCGCATCCCCTGTCGTCCTTTTAGAATGTTCATTTAAAACATCTTCCAATTCTGCCTGTGTAGTTGGCATTCCTTCTTTCATCACTCTGCCTCCTGTAGAGCTTGTTCCGCAGCCGCTAGTGCTACTGCGTATGCGTCAAATTCAGATTCGCTTTCAGCTTCAGACTTTTCTTCTTCAGATTCATCTTCGCTTTCTTCAGCGTCAGTTTCTAAATCTTCATCAGAATCTTCATCAGATTCTTCGTCCTCATCTTCTTCATCTTCTGGCCCACGTCTATATCCGGGTTTATTACCGCCACCTTTGTCCTCGTCATCTTGTAGACGAGCTATAACTCTTTCAACAATAGAGTCAATAACATCATCAGATATAGATTCAGTTTGTTCGTCAACTTTTTCTTCTAAATTCAATAACTGTTCTTCGGCAATCTCTTTGATTGCTGGTTCTGCCAGAGAAGATTTGACGATTCTTTGAAGTGCGTCTGGATTACTTGGAACTGTCACCGCACTCACCTCCAATAATTCTTGGCCATTAAACTCCATACCTCTAACGCCAAAAGCATCATCCTTATGAAGCGGAACGGCCTTGTCCATATCAGGAATAAATCCAACACTGAAGGCCAGCTTCTTCATTTTGGCAAGTTCAAATGCCCAATCTGCTTCCTCATTGCCCTTACCTATGAAGAATTTGGCTACCCCTTGCAATGTATTGCCAACCACTTCCATTTTTTCCCAAGTACCTATCTGGCTCTTGAGGCTATGGTAGTCATGGTTTGCAAGCATCACAGAGTGCCTGTTGAAGTTATCTAAATCCCAGCCTTCAGCCTTGATTACATCCCCGTCTCGGTCTTTAGACTCAGTAGATACTACAGCCGAGATAAGGCCATTGGCTTCATCTAAGACTTTCGTTACTTCTGGCCTGTAAACCTTACTTAGTTTTCTAATCATGCTGTCACTCCCGATGGTCATAAAAAAAGTCCGACCATCGCAACCTTCGGTGGAGTTGCAAAGTCGGACTGCTAGAGTCACACGAATGGCCTTGGTTCTCTTGGAACACTAACCACTTTTCTTAATCCTACCATGAATGTCAATAAGTAAACAATAGTATTAGGGGTTTACAAATGTAAAGAGATATAATAGAATGATAATATCTTAAATGAAGGATGGTTACTATGAGTATAGATTACAGTTACAACAGTAAGGAAGAAGCAGCCGCAGGTGCTATCGCCGATGAGTGGGGTTACGACAGTGACGAGGAGATGGCTTCTATCATTCGTACCCTAGAGTCTGCCAAGAATCTTTACCACTTCAACGACATGGTCGACGAATATATGGCTGAGGGAAATTTAAAGTCCTTCAGCCAGTCATGGTTTAAATCAGTTCAGTACTGGAATTAAGGAGAAAATTATGGACGCAGCAACTATGAAAATCAGCAGATTACACGATGAGAACTTTCAACTCAGAGATGACCTAACAGAAACAAATGATTATATCAGCAGATTACACGATGACCTACGAATTGCTCAGGATGAGATTGCCCGACTTAAAATTGAGAATACTAAACTCAGCAGAAAGATACATGCTGCAGTGGTTTATGGACGACTACCAAGTTAAGGAGAAAATTATGAACACAGAAACTAGAATACGGGACTTATCACCAGAAATGGCAAAACTTGCTTATGGAATCAGGGCGAATGCAAGTTGGGCTATAGAAATGCTAATGGAACTTGAGAAAGTGCAAAAATTTGCAGCAGAATATCAAGCCAGCTTTCATTCAGCAATGGCCGAGATTGAACGACTTAAAATTGCGAACGCTAACCTCATCAAAAAGCCAAAGCGCGACTACCAAGTTAAGGAGAATAATTATGTCAAACCATTCATACGTTGAAATAAGAGAAGCAGTAGAGATGGATTTATATGAAGAGCTTGGTAGGTTCGCCACTGAAGAAGAGATAGAAACCAGAGTGGAAGAATTCACCTTCTGGTTATTCAATCAGATGGCACAGGTTAACTAAAGGTATCAAAGGAGAATAAATCTATGTAATCCTAACTGTTACGACAACTGAATACCCTACAGCCCCACGAAAGTGGGGCTTTTCTTTTATACTTTTTGCTCATCGGCTTCTGATAATAAATCAAATTTCCTGTTTTTCTTTTTGCTCTTCATTTTGAAACTAGCCATAAGTGCTGTTTCCATATGGTTCTCGGCGATTTGTTTTTTGCCGCACTTCTTACAGACTCCCTTGCTAGTCGGGCCAGATGGTGTTTCAAATACCCAATGATGGACGCAGTTACCAAGGAGTTTCATCTTTAGTTCCGCCATCGTAAGGTCTGGCAAGACCAGCTTGTATCAATGCAAGACCAGCGTCCTCGCCATCGCAGACAACATTGACTAGCCACCTACCATACTTACCACGACCATCATTACTGTAGACTAAAACCTCATACGAGCTATCTATCATTTCTTTAAGAAATGCCTTGGCTTTTAAGGCAAGCTCACGTTCCCTGTCAGTCTTTGCCCTCCAGCCTTTCTCTGGCGTATCAATGCCCATGATTCTAAACTTCGGTTTGTTTAAGCTGGCTCCCCAGCCTAAGTCTAATGTCTCTGAGTAAAATGTATCCCCGTCATAAACACGGATTTTGCCTTTTGGCTTTGCTACATACGGTCTTATATCATCACTCATCTTTTTCTACCTTTAATTCAAAGGGATATGCCGTAGAGTGTTTTCCTAGAATGCCTAGCTTGCTTCCAAACTTAGACCATTCCCCGACCTCTACCTTGCCATCTTCCATCATGGCTATTCCATATTCCAATGCAGCTTTTCGTTCCTCTTTAGTATCCAGCTGGCTGATAATCCTTTGCGCCAGCTCTACCATCTGCTTGTACTCTTTCGGCAGTAACCTAATTAACCAATTCATTATTTGACCTCCCATTCGTGTTTACAGCGTCTGCACCTCATCTTAGTACCGACAGCTATATTATCCCCTGCCTTACGGTTACATTCCGAACACCTGACCTCTAGGCGTATTGATTTATCTTCTTCTTCTGCGGTTGCTCTTGTATTTCTGAACTGTACAACGCACCGACAGTTTGGATGCTCTGGAATCGTATCTACTCCGCTTCCTGAGAATACCTCATCAATAGATATCCATCCATCAGACTCATTGCTCAGGCATTCTTCAGAGACAAGAGCATCACCAGATGTCACCCATCTTTTTTCTGTGCGTCCTTGGCTCTTCGCAGCTTCCTTTTGACCTTGTCCCAGTGCAGTTGCCGTTTCTGTTCTTGCTATCGTTCTTGCTTTTTCTGTACTGAAAGCGAAATCAGTTTTGAGCTTTGTGGTTAATGTGCCGATTGATTCGCCCTTTTCGATAGTTTCGGAAACTAACACTCCGACTCGCTGTCTGGCTGCATTGGCAATGTTCCTTTTGCCATCTTTTGAAAGGATTGCTCTTGATTCCATTTCGGCAAATAAACTGGCACGTCTTTGAAGTTCTGGGATAGACATATTCGGAGCTTCGGCTGCTAAGACAAGAGCATATGCTTCAGCTATTTCATCAACTACTTCATCTCCGTATTTCTTAAACCAGTTCCAGTCATAGGCATCTATATCTGATGGAGTTATTTTGGTTATATGCTCGTTGATAGTGCGGTCATATGTGATTGCTTCATTGCCGATAGTCTCAAGATATTCAGTCAGACCTTGCAGTTCTACGCGGAGCCTCCGCTTCCATCCACGCTCCATCCGAGAACCAATGATATTACCTTCTTCTATGTAGTTGTCGTTGTCAGCCAGTTTCCAAAGTTCTTCAAGCGAAGGGTAATATCCTCGTTCTTCCTCTTCTGAAGGATTGCCTTCTTCTGGTTCCTCTTCGATTGGTTCTTCGGCAACAGGTGGTTCGGGTGCTGGTGGAGGAGGAGCAGGTGCCTGTATTTGGTCGCCATCCTCTATATCGTCCTCGCCGAATCTTCTTCTTGCTTCATTCAGCGTTAGAATTTTCTTCTCATATCCAACAGACCCTTCATTTATCATTTCAACTCTGTTCTCTGGAACAGGGTCAGTAAAGTCAAACATAAGACCATCGCCGTCTGGATAAAGTTTCAGTAGCTTCTCATTTAACGCCGACCTGATACGCATGAGTCGTGGACGTACAAGCCATCTAGCGTACATAACTTCTGCAGCTTCTGCATTGGCTCTATTTACACTTTCCGTGATTCCCATAATTGGTAGCGGCATTCCAAATGCGCCAAGAATCTGGTCACGCTCAAATCGGCGCAATTGCTCAAACTGCATATCTCGCTGAGTTATTTTTCTATCCTTCCATGTACCTCGCTCAAGGATAGCTACTCGGTGAGCATTAGCAACACCTTGATGCTGGAATCGCCATCGCTCTGCGAGTCTCTCGAAATCAGCATCCTGTAAATTGGTAGGAAACTCAATTATGCCTCCGGGTTCTGCGCTGTTCCTAAAAAAGTTCTGCATCCATTCTGCCGCTAATCTTTCTGCA